TGGGCGCAAAAAACCTTGCCGATATTCAGTGGAAGCTGCGCGAAGACAGCCTGTTTCAATCGCTCTACCCCCACCTGATTCCCCCCGATAAGGGCCGGGACTGGCCGTCCTCGGCGCTGACGGTCCCTCGATCGCGGTCTTACGATGAACCGACGATTCAATCGGTGGGTATTGGCACCAAGCACACCGGGTTTCACTACACCGACATCATCTACGACGATCCGATTGGATTGGTCGCGGCCTCCTCGAAGCTCGAAATGAAGCGCGCGATTGAGTGGTTTCAGGCGGCCCCTGGCTTACACGACTCCGGCGAGACGCAGGAATTGTATGTCGGCACGCGCTGGAAGCACGGCAAGGCGGATCTCCCCGGCTGGATGATGGAAGAACTGCCGTTCCGCATCATCGCGGGCCACAAGGAAGGTTTTAAGTGGCTCAAGCGGTCGGCGATTGAAAATGGCGTGTCGATTTTCCCGCCACAAATGGGACCGCTCCGGCAAGACGGAACGCGCAAACGAATCGGCTACTCACTCGCGGATCTGGCGTCGATGAAGAAGCGCCAGAAAACTTACCTGTTCAATGCCAACATGATGAACGATCCGACGGCCGGCGACGACACCGACTTTCCCGAATCGTGGATTCGCTCGTATCAAATCTCCGAAGATCGTCAGGCGCTTCTCATCGACAAACTCGACGACAAGGGCCGCGTCATCCGCAACGAACGCGGAGAGCCGGAGATTGAGCGTATTGAGTTGGCGAGCCTGGTACGCACACTGGTTTACGATCCGTCGAGTGGCGGAAACTCTGCGGAAGCGGAGAACGCAATGGTCGTCATTGGAACCGACCGGAAGGCGCGAATTTTCGTTCTCGCCCGCTGGTCGAAGAACTGTTCGTTCCGGCAGGCCATTGAGCAGTGGTTTGTGTTTAACGACAAATGGAAGCCGTGGCAGAACTGGTATGAGGCGGTGGGCGCCCACAAGGAAGTGGAAGAGATTCTGCGGATGTGCGAGAACCCCTGCAAAAACTGCGGTAAAAACCACGCTCGCATTCGTCCAAGAAAACTAATGCCGCCACCCGGCTCGAAGGAAGATCGAATCCGCGACCTCGCGCAGACTGCAATGGAAGAAGGCCGCGTGTACATTCCGCTCGGCATGACGGACCTTCGCAAGCAGATTACCGATTTCCCGCACGGCGACCTCGTGGATATGTTCGATTGCTTGGCGTACGCAATTTCCAAGGCCCGCAAGCCCACCATCCACGATAAAGACCAAGCGGGTGAAGAAGCAGGTTCCGCGCAGCCGACACGCCAATTCCAGCCGCGCACTTTCTCCGATCAGCAATACGGTGGGTACTAGCGCGGCTTTCAGTCTTCGCGTTCCAATCGAGCGCGAAATTGGTCATCGAATAGCAATATGGTGCGTATTAAGTTTCGCAACCATAGACTCGAATTCGGAATCAGTGCCACCCCACCGAATGAATAAATTTCTACGCTCCTGCATTGTTAAAGTGATCCGCTTTTCGAGAACTCGGATAATTCGCGCTTCAGGCGCTCGCCAGGTAGGAAACGGATCTTCTTTTGAGGGTTCCGAAGAATCGTCAATTTCAACCTCATACAGCCAGCCCCGGCCAGCGCGAGACGCATAATAGCGGGCATATTCACGATCAGTAGTGGCGTAGATAAAATTCGCCGGTGTCTCCGGATCAAAGCCCAACAAAGAGGCGGTTCCGTTCCGTTGCGCTTCGCACTGAGGACATCCATCTAAATATCTCAAGTGCGCCATGTTTGGTTTTAATATCGAACCTTTCCATAAATCAGAAATCCCGCCGTGAAATAAGTTCATATTGTCTTTCTCATATTTGCTAAATCCTGGTTCCCTTTAAAGCCGGAAACCCAAGAGCTTTTGGAGAAAGGCTACCCCTACCCTTCAAGATTGAAGAGTGAGGTAGCTTATCTCAGCCGGTATACCCTGTCGCCGTTGAGGCGGGCTAGGCTCGCTCTCTTTGTGGGATTTGCACCCATTCAAAACTAGGTGAGCGAACAGACGCCCGCAGCCTACGCTACAGCCCTAAAATGAGCGTCGGTAGTCCGGCAACATGGGATCTTTGAATTGTATTTTTGATCTCAGTCACTACGCTAAACCTTCACTCTCTCAGTCTGAAAGTTTAGAGGCGGGGAACGCGGGCCGACTGAGAAGCCCTGTCCAAGCTGAGAAGCTCTCAAGCTCCCCGCAATCCAAGAATACGAAAATTCCTTTCCTGTTGTCAATGCCGCGTGATACAAATTTCATCCATGACGAACTGTAGGTTCTGAGAATGCCGAATATCAAAGACCTCGATCTTCCTGCCGATAAACTCGACGAACTTGCGAATTACCTGATTGAAAAGTTTCGTCTCGTGCAGCAAGCGCGGCAAACGCAGATCGACGACAAGGCGACCAACTGGCAAAAAAACTACGACGCGATGCCCGCGCAGGAAGTTCGCACGGTTCCCTTCTATCGCGCCGCCAATTTCATACCGCAGCTCATCCGAATGCACTCCGACATCCTCGGAGCCCGCATTCTCGGCATCATGTTCGGCACGAAACCCTTCTGGAATGTTCGCTCGCTCCTGCGGGACGCACTCCCCGCCGATACCTTCGAGTCGATCTCGCTCGGAATGAATTATCTCTGGGAAAACGACCTCGCGGGCTTTGAAGCGGCCGATAAAATCATCAACGATTCGATACAAACCGGCACCCTGACCCTGAAATCCATCTGGAGCGACGATACCTACTCGTACATGGATCAATCGGGCGACTTCAAAGAGCGGATCGACCGCCGAATGCAGTACGATCCGGTGCCATTTGAAGATTTCTGGCCCTATCCCATCACCGCACGGTCTACCCGTGACGCCGAAATCCTCTATCACCGCATTCGTCTGACGAAAATGGATGTCGAGCAGAGGAAAAAAAATAAAAAGTGGTCCGAAACGGCGGCAGGATTGATGATGCCCGTCGATCACATTGGTTCCATCGACCAAGCCATCGGCCAATCGAGCGGAATCAACCTGACCAAAGACGTGATCTATGCCTACTCGTCGCTCGAATGCTGGCTGAATTGGGATATTGGCGGGAAACTGCGGCCCATCGTGGTCATGTTGAACCCGATGCTGCAAGGCAAGGAAGCGATTCTCAAGGCGTACTACAACTTCATGCCCTACGGCGAACCGTGCTTCACGGATTTTCGTCCGATGCCGCGCAAAGGTTCCTACTACGGCTACAGCGCCCCGGAAATTCTCGAACAATCACAGGAAGAACAGGCACAGATTCACAACGCTCGCCGGGACGCCAACATGATTGCCAACGTACCGACGTTCAAAAAGAAACGCTACGCCGATGTGCCGAACCCCGCCACCGACTGGTATCCCGGTTTCGTCTTCGAGCTCGACGAGATGGATGATCTGGAAGCGATGGTGATGGGTGCGAACTACAATTCCATGATCGACGAAGAACAGTTCGGCATGTCGCTCGCGGAACGCTACATCGGAATCTCGCCGTCCATGCAGGGTTTTGGTGCCGGACAATCGGCCGGCAAGCGTGGCGTCTACACGACCGGCGGTACCCTTGCGCTCCTGAGCGAAGGCAACAAGCGTATGGATATTTACATTCGTCGTGCGCGGTATCCGTTCCATCGCGTCGGACGCATGACGGCCAACTGCTACAATCAATTCGCTCCCGATTATTGGGACAAATATGGAGAAACTGGTGCCAACATACGAAAAGCCTTCGGGCTCATCGACCCGGCTTCGGGCGGAATCCTCTACGATCTCAGCGCCTCGGACGCCTCCAGCAACCGCGAAGTCGACCGCACGGCCCTCCTCCAGATGGCCAATGTGGCCACGACCTACTACCAGCGGATCACGGAAGCGGCGGGGGCTTTACGACAGCTTAAACCGGATGATCCGATGGCTAAGGTTATCCGCAGCGTGCTATCTGGCGCGTCCGATCTTTTCCAGCGTCTTCTCTTCAACTTTGACATTGGAGACCGCAAACGCCTGGTTCCGGACATCGACGACGCTTTCGGGCCTCTCCCTGGCAAAGGAAGCCCCGATGACGCGGGCGGACCTCAACGAACTGCGCCAACTGTTCAGCCAGCCGAGTTGGAAAGTGTACTTAAAAACATTGCGGCTAGCACGGCTGGAAGCCGTTCGTAAGCTCGAAACCGACGACGATCCGATGGAAATTGCCCGCGCGCAAGGGCGAATTGAGCAGCTTCGCCGGATTGATATGTTGGAGCTGGAAATAGAAAAACTTGACGAAATGCTAATTCGTGGAGAAGAATACGCACTTATGAAGGATTTGAATTCCAAGAAAGCTCAAAGCGCATGATCCTCCAAACGAATCCGATACAACCACGAAGAGCGTCCGTGTTAGCAATTACGCGCGAGGCCTCCACTGAAGCACGGGTAGAGTGGAGCACTTGTTACAATGAGTAAGGCCGCACCGATTTTCGACAAGGAAGACAAAGCGAGCACGTTGCCGCCGGAACTGGCGGGCAAAACGCCCGAAGAGATCAACGCCTATTACCTGCGCCGGGAAGCGATCCTGCAAGAAAGGCTACGCACGGCTCCCAGAGCCCCTGCTCTTCCGGCTCCCGAAAAAAGGGCACCCACGAAAATCGATGTGTTTGGAGATGCCGACAGTTCGATCCGTCAGGTGATCCGAGAGGAAGTCAATGACGGCATGAGTAGGATGTCTGCGGCGGCTTCACCTGCGCTTGTGGCTTCGGCCCGCCGTGAGGTTGCCGCAGCCCATCCGCTTGATTTTGACCGCTTCGCCGCCGAGATTGATGCGATGGTCGCCGGATTCACGATTGAAAATCAGATCAAACCGGGGATGTGGGAAACCGCATACCGCCAGGTGAAAGGCATCCATGCCGACGAACTGA